AGGAGATGCGTCAAATAAGGGCATCTTGGGTTGGACTAAACCACAAGGCGCATCGTTTGTTTGGTTTACTTTAATTGGTGGTGGAGCATCCGGGGATGGAGCAGCGGGAGGTGGCTCAGGTGCTGTTACAAACTTTATGTGCCCCGCTTTTTTAATCCCAGATTTTCTAGAAATTGTTGTGGGTGGTGGAGGTGAATATCCAAACAATGGAACAAATTCTCGTGTTTATTATGTTAACCAAGGAGGGGCAACATATTATTCCGAGTTGTTATCTGCTCAGGGAGGAACAGCGGGTGGTAACGGTGGCACAGCAATGACGGCTAACTTTTTTACCGCTATGGGATTCTTCCAATCTATTGCAGGACAGGTTGGGTCAACTGGTACGGTAACGGCTTCAAATACAACATTTTTAAGTGGCGGTGGACAAACAGGAAATCAAACATCAAACTATGGGTATACCACTGGAAGCACAGGAAATAGAAATGGATTTTTTCAAATGCAACCGATAATTGTTGGTGCTGGTGGAATGGATGTTGCTAATGGTGGCATAGGTTGCGGTGGTGGTGTTAGTGGAAATGGCGGCAATGGCCTTGTTGTAATCATTACATGGTGAACACATGAGTTATCCAATCAATTACCCCACACCTCAAGGCGCAAACTTCCAAGCATTTTATGGAGGCGGTTCTACCCGTGATTGGGTCAAGCCGCAAGGCGTGAGCATGGTCAGAATGTTGCTGATTGGTGCTGGCGGTTCTGGTGGTGGTTCAGACACAACTGCTGGTGGCGGTGGTGGTGGTTCTGGTGCGGTTACGCAATGGATTGGCCCTGCTATGTTTGTTCCTAATGTTTTACAAATTCAGATAGGTCGGGGAAACGGGGCGAGCACAACAGTTGGCGCAAGTCTTGTTATTTATCAGCAAAAAGATGGCACTGGCTACACTCTTTTAAGGGCTAATGGAGGCACAAGTTCAGGTGGGCCTGCTGGCGGTGGTGGTGGAACAGCGTTTGCAAATAATTATTTTGGTGCGGCAGGTATTTTTAAATCTGTTGCTGGTCAGGCTGGTGCGGCGGCTGGAAATAATTTGTCTACTTCATCAACAACTTTTCTGTCTGGAGGTGCTGGCGGTGCAAATAGCACCACAGGTAATGGTTGGGAAGTTGCTGGCAAATATGGTTATCCAGCAATTATTGGTGGCATTACAGGCTCTGGAAGCGCATCATTTGGTGCTCCGGGATATTTTTTAACTCAGCCAATTATGGTTGGTTTTGGAGGCTCTGGTGCTGGTGGAGGCGCTACGGGCGGCTCAACAGTAGCCCCGACAGGAGGAAATGGAGGCATTGGTTGTGGCGGCGGCGGCGCTGGCATTACCAATGCTCTCGGTGCAAATGGCGGCAGAGGTGGTGATGGCGCAGTTTTCATTTGGAGTTGGTAATCTTAATCAATTGAATGATGAAAGGGATTAAGTGAATGGTTACCCAAGCAGAAGCACGCCTTGACACGCATGAGGCAGTCTGTGCCCAGCGCTACTCCAGCATAGAGCTCCAGTTTAGGAGCACCAATTCCAGGCTAAAGCGCATTGAAACGCTGATGATCGCCGCCGCCGCATCTGTGATGGGTGGTTTCGGCACCATCATCCTAATGTTGCTACAGCTCAAGGGCGGCTGAGATGGATCCGATCACAGTCGCGATGACCGCATTCGCCGCCGTCCAAAAGACGGTGCAGGTGATCAAGCAGGCGCAGAAGACTGTGAACGATGTGAGCAGCCTTGGCCCCATGCTGGGTCAGTACTTCGGTGCCAAGCAAGACACCGTTAAAGCGCTGGAGGAGGCCAAGAAAAAGGGCGGCTCATCCATGGCCCAGGCGATCCAGATCGAGATGGAGCTCCTGTCTCAGAAGAAGTTTGAGGACGAGCTCAAGATGATCTTCTTCCAGACCGGCCATGCTGACATCTGGGAGAATATTCAAAAGCGCGTGCAAGAGGGCGAGCAGGCCCAGCGTGAAGCGCAACGTCGGGCGCGTGATGCTGCTGTTGTCAAGGCTAGAAAGATGAAGGCCATGATCGAGATGGCCATCGGCATCGGCCTGGTGGTCTTGCTGGTACCGCCCCTGATATGGGTGCTGATCCAAGGTCTGCTGTATGCCAAAGATCAAGGGTGGTTTAAATGAACGAAGACCCTATTGCATATCTCATCAAAAAGCTGGCGCTGTACACCGCCGCCCTGCTCTACATCGTACTGCTGGCTGGCCTGCTGTCTGGCTGTGATATGCCTGAGTTCTACCGCTACCAGTGCATGAACAGCAAGAACTGGAACAAGCCAGAGTGCAAGCGACCAGAGTGCGAGATTTTGGGCGAGTGTCCTGACCAGCTGATGAAACCCGAGCTTACGAAAGGGCAGAGCAATGAACGCTGAAACGATTGAGGCCAAGATCAAGTTAATGATCGCCTTCACATTCTGCTTCACCGTGCTGGTCATGGTGGTGCTTTCCATGTTCAGCCTGGTGTTCGTGCCCCAGCCCATGAGCGGAATCGCACCGGCAGACAAGCAGTTCTTCTTCCTACTGTCGGACATGAGCAAGTACATCCTGGGCAGCTTGGGAACCCTGCTGGCCATCAAGGGCAAGGACATGGTGAAGGACGCCCTGAGCAAAGATCCTGAGCCGCCGAAGGAGAAGCAAGATGCTGCCGATGCTCGCTAGTATTGTCTCGGGCCTGATCAGTAATGGCCTGCCCAAGGTGGCCGATGCGGTCATGGAAAAGGGCGTTGACTATGTGCAGGACAAGCTGGGTGTCGAGCTCAAGCCCGAAGGCCAGATGTCCAAAGAGGATGTGTCCAAGCTCAAAGAAGCGGCCATGAAGCACGAAGAGTTTATGGCCGAGCTGGATGAGAAGAGTAGGCAACGGGCGACAGACATGCAGCTGACCGCACTAAAGCATGAGGACAAACTAGTGCGACATTTCCTGTATTACTTTATCGCCTTCTGGTCGATCTTCTCGGCGGCTTTTATTCCGTCGCTGATCTGGATCGACATCCCAGACGAGAACACCAGGTTCGCTGATACGGTGCTTGGCTACATCATGGGCACGGTGGTAACCTCAATGTTCGCCTTTTTGCTGGGCAGCAGCCAGGGCAGTCGCATGAAGGATGACAAAAAGTGAAGCCAGGCATTGACCAGCTGACCGCTGCGGGCATCAAACGCGATGTGGCCGAGCGATGGTTGCCTCATGTTCAGCAGGCGCTTGATCGGTTTGGCATCGAGTCAGATCGCCAGGTCGCTGCCTGGCTGGCGCAGACCGCGCACGAATCTGGCGGCTACACCATGCTGACCGAGAATCTAAACTACCGCGCCAGCGTGATGGCCGTGTGCTGGCCCAACCGCTTCGCTGAGAAGGGGCCAGACGGCAAGCCCAAGCGCGACGAGAAGGGTGCCATCGTGCCCAACAAGTTCGCCCAGGCGCTGGAGCGCAAACCTGAGCCGTTGGCCAATGTGGTCTACAGCTCACGCATGGGCAACGGCCCGGTCGAATCTGGCGATGGCTGGAGGTACCGTGGCCGGGGCCTGAAGCAACTTACCGGCAAAGACAACTACACCAGATGTGGCCAGGCGCTGGGCCTTGACCTGGTGGCCAGCCCTGACCTGCTGCTGGAACCCGAAGGTGCTGCCCTGTCAGCCGCCTGGTTCTGGTCGGTCAACAAGTGCGGCCCTCTGGCTGACGCCGATGACTTCGTGGGTCTGACCAAGAAGATCAACGGCGGCACCATCGGCCTGGCAGACCGCGAGAAGCGGTACAAGTCGGTGCTGGCCAGCCTGGGTCACTGAGCTGCGCCCAGGGCACGCAGGCGCTGGCTGTAGTTGGCCGTGTGCCTGATACGCTTGACCGTGTCCACCCTATTCATGACCGTATCGTTGGCATTCCTAAGCTCTTTCAGCTTCGTCATGCGATCGCGGGGCGGGATCTTGGCGCTCTTGGATACCCGCTCGGCCATGTCCTCATAGGCGTCTTGCCACTCATCCAGGGTGGCATGCACGCTGACCGGCTCGGTCTTGCCGGGCACCATCAGCGGGTAGCCAATGATCTCTGCCTGTTGCTCCTGAACAACAACCTCTGTCACCGTTGGAATGTCGATCACTTCGAGGCCGGCTTCCTCGGCCTGTTGCACCAGTACCTCGAGCGGTACTTCTTCCATGGGCGGTGCGTCTTCAATTTGTGGGGGCGTCAAGGGTGGCAATGTGGGGGCAGATATGGGGGCGACCACGTCAAGGGGGTTTGCAGGCGCTTTACGGGCCGCTGGAGCGCTTCTTTCCTCGGTGGGGTAGTCCTGGGCCTCCTCTGCTGTGATCAGCCCCTTGAGGACATCTGGGAAGGCGTCGCGCAGGGCAAAGCCGCGAGCTCGCATCTGCATCATGCGCTTGGGGTACGCCTGCCAGGGGCCTTGCTTGCCCCACAAGCCGGCTCGCTTTGCGTCCTCGACAGAGAACTTGGCGACCACCGGCTTGCGTCCCTTGCGCTTTGCAACACAGACGGCCACCGGGTTGGGCGTGCCTTCGCCATCGAAGTATTCCTCGATGTCCTCGCAGACCGGGCTGGCCTGCACCAGGGCCATGGCGGCGTCACCGTAGACGCTGGGCTTGCCGTTGATGACCGCGATGTTTTGCAGGGCCTGCATAGGGGCCAGGCCGATCTCAGCGCCCCACTGTACGCATACCAGGACGTCCATTGGCTTGCCCTGGTAAGCCTTGGGAACCATGGAGCTGTCTGCCAGCATCTTGCTGAACTCCATGGCCTCGGTGATGGTAGCCGGTGCGTAGCCCTGGCGATTAGTGACTGTGAGTTGTGTCATTTGATTGATCCTCGATGAATGCTTTGATGGTTGTAAAGACAAGTTGTACCAGGCGATCCACTACCTCTTGGGCCTGGTCTTCTGTGGCGTCTGGGCAGGCATTGAGCACGGCCACGACGGCGGCCTCATAAGCCGCTTCGACTTTAGGCGGTGCGTTGTTCATCCCTTTGCCTTTTTGATGGCCAGGTTTGCAAGCCGGATCGTGTACGCTTCCTTGGCCGGCACGGTCTTGGCCGGCTGTGCCTGGTACGACCTGGTCGGCCAGGAGATCGTGTACTCGCCAGCGATGGCCCTGGTGTTTTGCCCCATGATTTCTTTGAGAGTCTTTTCAGCGTCGGTGATGGCCGACTCGGCCTGCTTAATCTCAGCTCGGCAGGCTAAGATTTTTTCGACCAACACGCCAGCGTTGTCTGGCATACGCATGGTCTCTTCATTGACCGGGTACTGGCCACGGGTGTCAGGCCAATGCTCGCCTTCCTGGGGCGGGTAGTAGTCCACGACACCGGTCTGCTTCCAGACATCAAGCCGGCGCTGGAAGTCGGTAGCTATCTCAGCGATGCGATCCACGGTGCCCTGGTGCGGGGCGAACAAAAAAATCCTCAGCTGAGTGCCACGGTACAGGGTGCAGATCGCGCCCCACTTTGCGTGAATGATGTCCATCTGGGCCTGTAGCTGGATGGGGCCGCGCCACAGAGGCGGCACGTCTTCAACGTCCATGGCCGTGAGCTTGGCCTCGAGCGCCCCAACCCCGTCCAGCGTGATGCTGTCCTGGCCGATCACATAGATGCCGGCCTCTGGATCAGTGGTAAACACCTGGCCACGGCCATCGCCGGTGCCGTCCAGGCTACAGCACAGCGGCAGGCTGTCGTGGTAGCGGGCCTCGGGGTGCTCGGTCTCGAGGTCTGACAACTCCAGCCGGAAGGCGGCCTCATGCAGGATCAGCGGCTCGAGCTGGTTGCCCCACTCCATGGCCTCTTTGGTCTCGAACTCAAACTCGATGTCCTGGAGGGCCGCGATGCTGTGCTCGAGCTCTTCATTCGCGGTTCGATACTTGCTGATGCCCATGACGGCAGGCAAACGGGAAGCTGACAGCATGGTGTCAGGCGTGACTTTATTGACCATTGGTTTCTCCTTGTGTGGTCAGCTCATAAACCCT